TTCCGGGTTCACTCAGATCAAAGGGGTTCATTATGCGTAAAACAATCCAAATTGTCCACAATAAATTATTGGGTGGCTGGTTCATTGTCAGAGGGCCGCATCAAACCCCAATTGGGGGCCGTTTTGATACAAAAGAAGATGCACAGCAACACCGGGACAATGTGCGAGCATATTATCAAGGGGCCGCATCATGCAAAAAATAATGGCTGCAAAATACCTGGGCCGATGTAGTGTGTCTGGTTCACCCATATATCCGGGCGATACCATTAAATTCGATACATCGACCCGTAAAGCTTGGTTATGCGAACATGACGATATGGGTGTTTACTTTGCACAGCGCACCGCAACAAAACCGGGTTATATCTCGCACGTTTTCAATGTAGCGGGTAAAGACTATTATCAAAACAAGGGGGGCCGATGCATTGACGCACCATGCTGCGGGTGTTGCAATATTTAATTAGCGCATAAACTGAAACACATCTTAGCGGGTGTGTTTTGGCCTATACGCTGTGTTTAGGATGTTTCCCGGCATTTTCCGGGGTTGAATAGGTGTGATTATGGAAACCATCGATAAAATTGTGTGCTGGGTGTGTTGCGGGTGTTTTGCTGCCCTTTGGTTAATCATTGGATTGACGGGTTAAACCATGACACAATCCCAAGCACTAACCCAAGCCCTTGTTTTAGCTATTATTGCACCCAGTGACAATAAAGCGGCCCAAGCTTCGACCCTTGCTATGCAAATAGCCCAAGGGCTAACCAAAACCCAAGTAAATCGCTGCAAGGCCCAAGCATTAAAGATGATAGGGGAAAACCCTTGATATATGCCACATTAGCCCTTTTGCTTCGCATATTGACTAGAAAACGATAACATTAACCACTAACTAAGCCGCCTTCGGGCGGTTTTTCTTTGCCCACTTTTAAGCCCTTGCAAGCCCTTTTACCCTTGCCCTATGTACCCTCAGAAAAACAAGCTCTTCTAGGCCCCTTTTAAGCCCTTCTAGCGGCATTTTTTTGGTCAATCACCATCCTGGTTTGGCAGTGTGGTTACCAAGCCCACAAAATTCAGGTTCATTTCAGGGTCAAGCCCACAATTGTAGAAATGACCAGCTTGGTCGATAGCAACCTTCAACCCTTGCGTCATGTTACCGCCGCCGATCAATTCCAGAATGGCCCTTTGCTCTGGGCTTAAATTGATCTTGAAATCAGTCTGGGTTCTTAATGGGTTTATCTTGTTTGCCATTTAACTGCTCACGCCAATAAAGTGCGATTAAAAGTGCCTCTGCCCTGTTTCCATCTTTCTTTCTGATTAACTTGGCTTCAGGCCAAAAACTACGGGCTAAATCTAGGCTTTCGTTTTTATCGCTTGTCAGGTGGAAATACTTTTTCCATTTCTGAGGGGTTACCAAATGAAAAGGATAGCGGGTTAACTCTGCCACTGCTGAGATAACGCCTACTGCCCTGCCAAACTGAAAAGAACTAGCCACCCCTTGCCCTGGCATTGAATGGACTGATTCCATGCAAATCTCTGCCCCTTCCCTTGGGTCAATGCACCGCAATATCATGTTCTTAAATACAAGGGGCAATATATTTTTGTCTTTATGCTCAATCATAAAAGAGTCCAAATAATCGCCGTTCTGATCAAGTGCGCCAACTGCGCCGGATATGCTACCCGGATCCAGGCCCAGGTACACCATTATTGTGCTCCTTCATTTGTTGAATTAAGTCCTGGGTTATCCCTATCCACAAATGGGTAGAACAAGTCTCTAACTCCTTCGCCCTGTGCCATGCTTGACCCTTCCATCCAGGTTGCTTGGCAAGGTGAACAAGCCATTCCAATGTCTCCTGATACAAGTAAGGCTCTGTTGACAAGGTAGAGTGGGACAGCAAGCCCTTGTTTTCGTTTGTTGAGCAAGTGGTGGGCTTCATCTTTGGTCATTTTGGTTTCCTGTCATCTTTTCTTTGAAGCCTTGATAAAAATCATTACTGTTCATCAATCGGAAAATCCCATCACCATTTTCAAGGCTGGCCCTGTCCATGATGTAGTCTCTGTATTCCAATTCGAGTCGAAATGATCTCATGGCGGCTTCAAATTGCTGTTCAGTCATATGAATAATAACTCCTGAGTCTTTACTGAATCACCAGCGTTATATTTTTCTGATTCGCCTTTTGGGTAAGGGTGGATTTCATAACGCAACTGGTCTTTTAAGGTCTGTTTTTGTTTTCTGCTTCCAACAAAATAAATATATCTGTGTTTAGCACTACGATTTATTCTATTTTCAGAATCTCCAAAATTATGCCTTGAATGCTTACCATCAAGTCCAGCCATGTCTGTTCGTTCTTTTGTTGTTCCAGTGAAAATGAAGTTTGTTGCCTGATAGACATACCCAACATGGTTCATCTCAGTGTCGGCATAAGAAACCACAATGCTTGGCTTTGGCAACATTTGCAGACTTTTACCGACAAGCATAGATGCGGCATTTTTCAGCCCATCTTCAATGCAAAGGCGGTTCAACTCCAAAACAATGTCTTTGTTTTCTGGCCCACAAACACCCATGCACAGGAAAGGACTAGCTGGCAACCCATAAGTCACGATGCCAACTAGCCTTGTGTCATACAAACCAAAAGCATGAATTATTTGAGGCATTCGCTTGGCATAATGTTTTTTCAGAATCCAAGGTTCAGCTTCAAAAGGCTTTATAGGTAAAACCTTCATAAGTTGTTTTTTTCTTTTAGTTTTCGCTCAACTGTTGCGCCATAGAAAACCCAATCAGCACTCAAACAACCGCATTCAATAGCAATTTCAGTGTGCTCTTTTTCTGTTAATCCAACCCATTCACGCCGTGACTCGTATTCTGTCACCATCTTTTCTTTGAATCCTTCATAAAAATCACCTCTCTCCATCAAGCGAATGAGAATCTCACCATTTCCTACATTCGCCCTCTCCATGATGTAGTCGGTATATTCCATATCAAGCTGATATGTGTTCATTGCTTGCTCGAATTGCTCTTCTGTCATGTTACTTTTCCTTTCAACGCATTTCTGATTTGTGCCATGATTTCTGGCGGTGGTGGGCCTGTGTGCTTTTTGTCTTCATCCAGCTTGAGTAACGCAGGATCACGGCCTTGAACGGGTGCAACAGATACCCTCGCCATGTCGCCAAAGGTGGGCTTTGGTAAAACCCACTCAGCTTTGAAACCTTGCCAATTTCTTACAACTACTTCCTTCAAGGCATCTTCAAGGCTAAACCCAGCCTTGTCAGCTTCCTTTTGGATTCCATCAATCACCAACTGGGTGACCTGGGCTTTCTTTGACTTTCGATGATTTACGAATTCCTGCCAAACAGATTGTGAAACGCCGTCAGGCGTATTAACTTGGTTAGTGGTTTCTGGTTTATGGTTTATGGTTAGTGGTTTATGGTTGCCTTTTGCTTGGGTTTCTTTTGGCAACCCAGATGAAACCGACTGGGTTTTTGATGGCCTACCGCCTAGCTTTCCATTGCGTCTGTTTTTGTCTGAATTCTCTTGGTAGTCCTTGATTTCCATGCGGATGCGCTTTTGGAAGTACCCTTTGTCAGACTTTTCAAAGAACTCAGTAAGTACATTTTCAAGGGATTTTTGCTCATCATCAGAACCCAACCTTAACCGCCTGGAAACCACTTGGGTTTCTAGTGGGATAGGCTTTTCGTCAAGGTATTGCCAATCAATAAGTTGGCGATAGATGCCGTGTTCGAGTGTTGAGAGATGACCAGTGTCTTTGCGATAGTCCGCAATATTGAACTTGTAGTAGTGCATACAACCTTACGTTCTTGGTTATCGTTACTGAAAAGAAACGCTGGCAGGGCGGTAACGAATCGCCTTTTCCCCCGCTAAAGGTAGCCATGTTTCTAAACATTGTAATTAAAAACAGTTTGTTGTGCAATTGCTGCCATAACAGCAGGTTGTACAAGTGACGATTCGCCCACCAGACATGATGGTGTGAGTCGTACAAGATGCCCAAACCATAGTCACTGCCAAACTCAACCAAACCCCAATAATTGCCTTTTTCATGCTTGCGCTCCTTTGTGGTAAAAAAGATTGTCGCCAAAGCGACTTGGATACTTCAGAAAATCATAGCAACCCCTACGAAACACATTTCTACGCAGTTCTTTGCCATCGTAGGGTTCTTTGACAGACCCATTCTCAATCCGCATGGCTGCACCACTGATAGCCCGATTCATCTCCATGCGCCCGTATTCAGTTAAATGCCACTTTTCTTGATGGTTAATGACATACCCAAATTGCTCCAAATCGGGCAGGTATCTTTGATAGTGAAACGATACAGAGTTGTTGTCTGTGTGGCTGTGGGTCATCTCAAGCATTGTTCTTGGGCCATTAGATAGGCGCTTGAGCAGTGTTCGATGGGTGAGGTTTAAACGCATTTGCTTGTCTCCAAAAACGCCAGTATGATGGGTTTTATAGTTTTTTGCACTAGGGAAAACACCTATTCCCTGCATCTTTTTTCTGTGCGACAGTCCTATCACTGCTATTTGGCAGTGGT